ATTAAGTGAGGGCATTCTGAATATCGCTCCTCTGTAAAGTACTTTCGTACTCCAGTGTTTGACCAAACCCATCTATAATTGGAGTTGATCCAACTACTTCAAATATTGTTGCTGGGCTTCCAGAAATCTCTGCCTCTTCCCAAATGACATTATCTTCTAAATCTCTAACATTACTAATTTTTGCATTACGTGGTAGTTTGGTTAAAGTGTTTACTTTTATAATTTCCTCTACCATATATCTTGAATCTATCGTTCTATCATTTGAAGGACTTCTAACTCCAGTAGAAATTATAGACTTAGCTAGGCATGGTACAGTTTCTGTATATGCCCATTGACGTCTTATCTCTCCGCTGTTTGGATCCTGTGAAATTTGAACACGATATATGTCTAACTTCATAGCATATTTAGCCTCTACAGCAAAATATCCTATCATTAGATTACCGCCATACTAGTAGACTTATACTCATCAAGAAGTTTGTCTACGTAAAAATTACCTGTTCCCCTAAATGCTAACTTAGATAATTGAATATCTGTATCCCCAAACGATATGTTTTGGACATATCTTGCTCTCCAAATATTATCTTTTCCGAAGAAATCTTTCATTAGCATCAGTGCAGCTAATTGAACTTTTTCAGGTACAGATTTCCAGCCAAAAATACCACTTATGTCGTATCTATAGCCGTTTAAGAAGCTGCCTTTTGAAGGATAAACTAGGTCTTTTTGCCCACCCTCAGATATATCGTTTGTAGAGTATATCCTTATTGAGTGATTAGTTTCAGTAATCTCAATTGGATATCCAAAAACATTTATGTTACTGGACGTATTTACAACAGTTTTATTATTTTCTTTTAATTGTGTGAAAGATATGATTCTTTCACCTAGGTATAGAACGTCTGAGTCCTGACCATATGCAGTTATAGATCCCTCGTATTTTCCAAATTTATGACCAGTATAGTTTTCTATCATAAACCTAGCAAACCTTTCGGCCTCTGCCATTTCGTGGAATGGTTTATAGTTTGCATCACCTATTTCACGGCCTATTTTAAGTTTTGTATAAGCCTCAGAAATAGAAATATATGGAGTTACCACATTGTAATAGTTGATGGTTTGCATGGTGTTTCCATCAACGGCATACGACCATACAGCCTTTATAGTCTTATCTATTGTAAGGTGGTTGTCTAATATTGAAAACCCATAGTGACCCTCGTCATCTATTTCTGGTTCAGCAAAGGCGTTAAAAAGTTGTACGTCAGTGACACCATCATAGATAGTTACTATGGGGTTAGAATCTGTTGCTCTTAACTCACCATCCTCATATACATCTAAGTATATTTTTTGGGTAAGACCTGTGTATAACTCCATTTAAATCAGGAATAAAACTCCTGAACCTCCTTGGGTGTAGCCAATCTAAATCCTTCTTGGCTATCAAAAATTTCTTGAGCCTTTGCCTCAGACATAACAATAAATGGATTTTCTTTTGTAAAAGTAAATTCATTAACATCATACCTAGGATTCATACGCTCCATTTTTACTAAAACTTGACCGTCTGTTGGGGTCTCTGGTGCAACCTTTACTTTACCAGGTGATAGCTCTGGGTCTGCTTTTTCTGCGTTTGAAAATTTATCATACATTTCAAAGCTTATGCCCTCTTCTGTAAGAAGGGCTACTAGGTCGGCTTTATTATTTGCAGTTTGGTGATCTACAGCGAAGGTTTCTGCTACCTTTTGAAGCTCCTCGAGCCTCATATTATTGAAAGACATTAATTCTCCTCTCGTCTTTTCTTTACTAATTATAGCACCAAAAATGACTAAAGGGGAGCCCTTTCGGGCCCCCCAGTAGACTATTTAGTTTTTAAGGGTTGTTATGCAGAAACTTTTACGTTCTTGACCACAACAAATGCCTCTGGATTCTCAATTGCACAACCTGTTCTGATGAACATTGTGTATTCAATTGTATCCTTCTTTGGCTTGAATTCACGGTAAACCTGGATTTCACGCTTTACACCAACAACGAAGTTGTTAGCGAAAGACAAGTGAATGTCTCCGTGTTGTCCTGTTGTACCTGAGTAATCACCAGCACGAGTTTCATCGATTAGAGGAACCTCAACTACTGGAATACCAAATGCAAACGGTACTACACCGCCTGGTGCACCTGCTGGTCCGTTTGGATTTCCACGAAGAATTGAAGATGCAATGTCTTCTGGAGTTCCACCTGAACCGATAGTTGTCAAGCTGTATAGATAATCCTGTACTAGGTTTGAACCTGTAAAGAAACGTAGCTCATTACGACGTTGCTTGTACTTACGTGGCAATGCCTTAATTGCGCTATTGAATACTGCCTTGCTGATTGTTGCACCACCAGCGTTTACGACGTTAGCACTTGAAAGTGCTAGCGAACGGAAACCTGCGAATGCTGACATCAAACCAGTTCCAGTTCCAACACCATTGATCAAAAGATCTTCAATGTCGTTACCAGCCTGTGTTGCCATCAGACGTGCAATGTGATCTTCAAGATCAGCACCTTCGATATTATCTTCTAGTGCTTCGCTTGATAGTTCCCAGTCAAGACGTAGTTTCTTTGTTGTTAAAGAAATCTTTGTGAATGTAACTGCTGCGTTTGTAGCTGTGTCTGTAGACTCAGTTGCAACTGTCATCAATCTTGTTCCAACGCCTACCTTGTCAATATCAGCGGTATTAGAACGCATACGAATGGTTCTGGCTGCACGGGCAAGGATTGTAGCATCAAACATGTAGTCGATGAAACGGTCAGATTGCTCTTTTGTTAGCAAACCTCCGCCACCTGCTCCAACGTCTGTTGTATCTACTACTTTTTGTAGGATATCGCTCATTATTTTATTTCACCTCCATCATTTTTATAGATTTATTAGTCAATGTTACGGACGCTGAGGAAATGCCCGCCCCACTTACTTTTTGTTATTTTAACATCTGACCCGTCCAGATCAGAAGACTTTTTTATTGCTGTATCACTTTCAACTCCATCAATGCGCTTTTCAACGCTAGAGATATGTGATTTGATATTACTTACTGCTTGTTCAAGCTCGTTGTATTTATTTGTAATTTCAGCAATTTTTTCATCAACCTTTGTAGACAAGCTTGAAACTGCTTGTGCGGTTGCTGTTTTTGTTATCTCTGCCGAGAAGAATGCTTTCATATCGTCTAACATTTTTGCAAAGTCAGTCTCTTCAACTTCAACTTCGGAAATGTTAGCGGCCTCTTCTACAGCTGCAGTCTCTTCTACTGCTGGAGCTTCTGCTACTTCTGCTGCTGGTGCTTCCTCTGCATCAGCTGATTTAGCAAGCTCTGCTTCTGTTACTTCTTCAACTTCGGCTACTGCTTCTATTTTTGTTTCTTCTACTATTGTAGTTTCTGCCACAGTAACACCTCCTTCGGTAGTTTCGTCATTTTGCCCAGATTGCTTTGCAACAATATTTTCAGGCAAAACTGATCTTGAGGATTTATATGCCTCAAGAATTCTTGTTATCTCTAAAGATTTATTTGCGTCATTTGTTTCTACCCATCCGATTAACTCTAGGTTGTTTTCTGATGTTGGTGATTTAAATTCTGATTCTGTTGATAGGAAAATTGAGTCTGTCTCTTTATCGTAAAAAACATTTTCTACTTTTACATCTGTAGCAATTCCTTTATAGACTGTTCCGTCTGCTGTTTTTTGAATTGACAATACATTGGATAGCTGGTTTGCTGGATTATCTACTAAAGATAATTCTGTTAAATCATAGTCTTTAATAATGCGAACTGTTTTTTCTAGCTCTTCAATAAATTCATTTTTTGCCTCTTTGACATTTCCACCAATTGAAAATCCTGATAGTGTTCCGTCTAATACTTTTTCCCATGTATCTTGTGCGCCTTTTGAAACATAAACATTTACAAATACTCCGTTATGTTCTTTTCCGCTAGCTTTATCAAATAGTGTTTCTTTTCTAAATGAAACCATCTTACCCACTGCAAGTGGTTGATGCATTTCACGAATATTTCCACGGAATCTTTCGAATGCTTTTGTAGATGCCTCTGATGAGACTATATCTCCGTGTTGATCTATGTTATCTAGGGTAGCAAATCCAGAGACGATTCTACGCTCTTTATCTACCTTTGCGATAGGCATGGAGAGTTTTAATGAGTCTCCGTCTGAATACCAATTAGCCTTTTTTATTTCCATGGTGTACCTATTTTAGCAACGTTTTTATGAAAATACAAAATCAGGGCGTATTACGTCCATCGCCTTGTGGGTTTCTTGCTGCATCATTAGAGTCAGTTGCATTCGCTGTTCTCTGTTGATCTCTACTACGATTTCCAGTAGCCCTGGCTGTTTGATCTGCAGCTTGCTGTCCAGTTAACTGAACTGGTGCATCTCCGCCAGATCTTCCCGCCATACCTAGTCTAGCACGAACTTCATTCGGAACAATTACCTTCATTCTTAGGTATCTTTCGTCGATCTTTGACTGGGTATCTTCATCGGTTAAAGTTAATTCATTAAACTTTAGAACAAAGGCGTCGGTGAGCTCTCCAATTAATCTATTGATTTTTTTCTCTAGATTTCTTTGTGCTGGTCTTGCTACCTGCTCTTTAAATGTTTTATCAGCATCTTTTGCTGCTGCAAGTGACACTCCTTCTGGTAGTCCGATTTTAGAAACTGGAACTCTATGTGCTATTAATATCTCGTCACGGTTCATTTTTCTATAGTTATTAAATGATGAATCCTGAACACCAGACTCAACAGCCTCCATCTTAAATTCAACCTTATTTCCTTCATCATCTGCTGGAAGCGGTATGTATAAAGACCTATGATTTTTGCCTTTAAGATTTGTTTGGAAAAACTCTAATAGTTTTCTTTCTGCATCTCTGCTTAATGTGGCTCCCTTAACAGTAATAATATACCTTGGGACTGCCTTATTCTCAAAGTAGTCTAGGTTAAATCTAGAAGCGAACTCATCCCCTGCTAAAGCAGTCTTAGCTGGAATTACGTCTGGAACCCCATAAAATGAGTTGTTTGGTGTATATTTTTTAATATGAATAACTTCATTTGGTCTTGGGTCATCACCAACTGGGTTCTCTGTTTCAGAATCCCCAAAGTTTCTAAAGAATACAACAAGGTTTGAAACTATCTGTACGAAGCCGTCTCTTTGTTTACGGACACGCATTGTTCTTGCTGGTATGTGACCAATGTATCCGATCTCTCCATTTACTTTTCTACCAACTTCAATGTATCCATTTCCAGTGGCTTCATAGTCAATATAGACCCTGCTTAATATTTCTGTAAATGTATCTTCTTCATTCATAGACTCTAGTTGATCGGCTAGGTCTTCTTTTAATCTTTCAAGCTTCTTTCTAAATCTAGATAGGCTTTCTTGGTTTTCTGATAATTCTGAAATACGATCTTTTGTTGCACGAGTCTCAATAAACTCATATCCAAGACCAACAATGTTAGATGCCTTAGCGTTTATTGCAGCAAAGTGTGGTGAGGATATTTCATATATCTGTGCAAGGTAGTCTTGATTGTATGGTGGTGTAACAACGTCAAGAACGTCGTATCCCATGAGGTATTCTGTTTCATTTTTCTTTGATGAAATTCCCTCTTGACCACGTTGAAACTTTTGTAATAGCCTTGTATTTTTACGTTTAAAGTTTGGAGAGAATCCTCTGTACTTTGCAATATCGTCAGCCTTAGCCTCAAATGGGTCGCTTGTTGTTTCTGATTGCTTTTCTTTAAAAAAGTCTCCAGAAATTACAGCATTAATTTCTCTTGAATCGTCAACTACATC